GACTGGGAAGAGGTCGAGGAAGATAGGGATGATAAAGAAGAGTAATGGAAATAGCATTTACTAAACATCCCTTTCTTAGTATCCCCTCTGACGAGGATATATTACTACTAGCTAAGAATGATCCTAAGCTTCTCTCTGAGATGCATATTCTTCACGAAAGGAAGATCGATCTATCTATGCAAGATCCCTTGCGTCATGGATTTGATCTCGATGGCTGGGATCGGATACGAAAGGGACTAGGCGAGTACAATGAGTGTTTAACACTCGGTGGTAATAGATCTGGCAAGACTACTGGATGTGCTAAGATAGTAATGGAGGCTGTTACCAAATCGGAAAATGGTCATGTTGTATGCTTTAGTCAAAATGCGGATACCTCAGTTAAGGTACAGCAGTCAGCCATCTGGGAGATGATGCCTAAAGAGTTTAAGAAGAAGACTAAGGGAATCGAGGGATATATTAACTTCAGTATGCAGAATGGGTTTACTGGATCTTCTTTTGTCTTTCCCGATACTAAGACTAGGGTTGACTTCAAGACATATACACAGTTCACGAATAACCAAACAATCCTAGAGGGATTCGAGTTTGGCTTTAAGAATCCCACATATCTTAATATTGGTGCATGGTTAGACGAGTACCTCGGAGATGCTACATTGGTTAATACATTGCGTTTCCGTTTAGCAACACGAGATTCTAAGCTACTAATCGGATTCACCCCTATTGATGGATATACCCCGTTTATATCAGATTACCTCAAGGGTGCACAGGTATTGAAAACCAGAAAGGCTTCATTGCTAAAAGATCGTGCTTTACCCGTTACGCAGTACAGCCCTAATATGGATGCCTCTATATGCTATCTCCATACTGATGAGAATCCATTTGGCGGGTATGATAGAATAGCTAAAGACCTAAGAGGAAGAAGCGAGGAAGATATATTGGTTCGTGCCTATGGTGTACCCGTTAGATCAATGACCTCATTGCTTCCACTATTTACACCAGAGATCAATGTACTATCAGAGAGACCGAACAAATACGGAAAAACCTTTCCTAATATTTCTGATAAAGAAAGATTTACTTGTTATCATGTGGTTGACCCCGCAGGAGCAAGAAACTATTCTTGCATATGGGCAGGCGTTAATGCTGAGAATGAGATCTATATTAGGAAAGAGTTCCCTGACCGTAATACATTTGGAGAGTGGGCACTCTTCGGAGAGCCAAAATGGCGGTATGGTCCAGCTTCTAAAAAAATTGGGTATAATGTAGAGGGATATGCGAACCTTTTTGAAGAAATAGAAAAAGAATTAAATATAGAGGTATTCGAGAGGATCGGTGATAGTCGTTACTTTGCAAGAGAGAATGAGAATAATGATGACCTCTTTACATCCTTTGATGATTTCGGTATGAATTTTGTCCCATCGGATGGTAGAATGGAGTCACTAGGGATAGCATCACTAGATGACTGGTTTAGCTACAATCCAGATGTGGAAATAGATAATGTGAATAAACCCTTATGCTACATCCACGAGGATTGTGGCAATCTGATAGATAGTTTAATTAACTATAACTCCAATGGTAAAAACGATGAAGCACTAAAAGACTTTTTCGATCTGATTCGATACCTCCGTATGGCAAATGGAGGAGATGGACCAGACCACCACGATAAACATTCCCTAGAAACAACACTAAGGGGCAAAGGAGGATATTAATGGCAAAGAGAAGATTAAAAGAAATTGCAGATGATCTGGGTATCTCATTCGAGAAGGCTCAAGATGTAGTCATGCATGAACTAAAAGAGGATATGGTAACGGGCAAGGGTAAAAATACTTGGATAAACGAAGAGGGTCAAGATATACTCGAATCGAATAGTCCTATGCCCATCAAATACAGAGGTAGGGTATTATCAGAAGCACCAAACAATAAATTTGTTTTTGTATATGTAAGCGAAATACCTTTGAAAGTACCAGTTAGAATCCCTTATACATTAAGAGGAAGGCTAGTAGGTAAGTATATATATTTAGAGTCATATACCGAAGGAGCAAGAACCTCATACCACTATGTAAAACCACCATCAATATATGGTGATACAAAGACTTGATCTATATGATATACTTACAGACTAATGGATAACGAAAATATTTCTAATTCTTTGACTTATCGTAGTGACAAACCAGATGTCCCAACTTTGGTATATGCATACGATCAAACAGTAACAGAACTGGAGTCTTACTTTGACCTGTGTAGAACATCATATGATGATAGACGCAACTGGTGGGTAGGCAAGTCTAGAGATCATAGGAAGCATGGTGCTGACGCATTTCCTTGGGAGGGTGCATCTGATATGGAGGCACATACTATTGATGAGAGAATAACTAAGCTAGTATCTATATTTGTTACATCGCTACAGAGAGCTAATGTTAAAGCATTTCCTGTAAATGTTAATGATATAGGTAGATCTAAGACGGTATCATCATTCCTAAAATGGATGTCTCACTCAGGTTATATATCTCGTTTTCACAAAGAGATGGAGCTCGGAGCTAATTATTTATTAGAAAGAGGGATATTGATAACATATGTCGGATGGTTACGAGAAGATAGGACATTTATCCAGAAGTTAGACCTAAATCAGATCGCTATGATGTCTCCAGAGTTTGGTGCATTATTGATGGATGAGACGAATGACGAAGAGATGATAGAGGGTCTTAAAGCTAATTTTGCAGGAATCAACGAAAAGAGAGCTAAGAAAGCACTTAAACAATTAAGAAAAACTGGATATGCTGATATGCCAGTAGTTAAGCGTCAGATAGATGCCCCAGAGGTTAGGACACTTGCTCCCGATGGAGATTTCTTCTTCCCACCTTATGTAACAGATCCTCAGAGAGCACCATACTGCTTTTGGCGAACATACTACACAGCACAAGAACTAGAGAATAAGGTCATCACAGATGGATGGGATGCAGGGTTTGTTACATTACTTATAGAAAAATACAGAGGAGTGAACATTGACTCAATCGAAAGAGAGCAAGAGGGTCGCAGATCTATATCATTAACGGATAATGCATACGAGGCGAACGAGTTAATCGAAGTAGTCCACGGATACCAGAGGCTCGTTGACAAAGACGATGGAGCAGAGGGTATATACGAGACTATATTCCATAAAGAATTTAGTGGTAACGAAGAGACTCAAGGATATGCAAAGTTTGAGTTAATGAATGGGTATGAAGATTTTCCTGTTGTCGTTACTAAGCTATCAGAGGATAGTAAAAGATTATATGATACGACTACTGTACCAGATATCCTAAGAGGTATTCAGAACCAAGTTAAAGTAGAGAGAGATTCAAGGATAGATAGAAATAGTCTAGCTACACTACCTCCTATACTTCACCCTATTGGTCAAGCCCCTACGGATTATGGACCAGCTAGGATGATACCATACCGCAGAAAGGGAGATCTAGACTTTGGTCCGACTCCTCCACAGCCAAATGGATCTATCGAAATAGAATCTACACTAGAGATGCAGGCTGATGCATTAGTAGGATTAGATTTAGATAACCCACTTTCTAAGGTTCGTAGACAATTTTTGATAAATAAATTCTTAGAGCATAGTGCAGATGTGCTAAAGATGTGCTTTAAGTGTTTCCAGAGATTCGGACCAGATGATATTTTCTTTAAGGTTACTGGAGCATCTGATATCACGAAGTTTAATAAGGGCGATCCTAATGAAGACTATGATGTATTGATATCATATGATGTATTGAATGATGATCCCGATGCACAAGAGAAAAAATACAATCAAGTCCTACAGCTAATCAACCTAGATAGAAGTAATCGTATTAATATAGATATGTTACTAGAGGCTATGACTAACAATATTGATCCTATCCTTGCTGATACTATCCTGCAACCAGCAGAGGTATCTCAACAAGAAATGGTCAAGAATGTTACTGATGACCTAGCTAAAATATTTGCTGGTATTGAAGTACCCGCTAGACCGAATGGTGCTAATATGGCTATGCAAATCGTGAAGGGTTATGTAGAGCAACCAGATATAGCCCAGAGGATGCAAACAGATGAGGCATTTAGGTCTAGGTTTGAAAAGTATGTTAGCCAGTATCAATTTATGCTACAACAAGCACAAAATGCTCAGATTGGAAAGATAGGCACTAACCCAGCACAAATGGGAAGTGTTAAAACCCAAGGCATGAATTAAATATGGATATAGAGCAAATACTAAAAGATCTAGGCAACCATCATCAATTTGCACAATTCCTGCAAATGATATACAATTTAAGAGAGGAGACTATCGCTGAGTTACACGAAGCCGATAGGGACAAAATACAACAACTCTCAGGAAGAATTTTAAGCTATGACCAAATCTTAGTTATGTGTGAATATGAGAGTCTCAAGAAGAGACATTCTAATTATACAGACTAGGGCTTGCCATATATGTTAAGATATAATTATCGCCATCGCTGGGCGTAAATAGCGTAAAATATTATGTCAGAAGAAATCACACCTGCTATCGAGGAAGCAGTTGAAACAAATCCTACGGAACAGTCAAATATGTCAGCGTCTGAATTTATAAACAGACGCTTAGGAAATTCGGAAGAACCTGCTAATACAACACAACCAGCAGAGACTGAAGAAAATCCAGTTGTTGAAGAAACAGGAACTCAGGAAGAAACGAGTGTGGAACAGAGTAACACACAAGAGGCTTCACAAGAACCAGTTTCCGAAGATGCTCTTTCACAGTTTAATCTAGACGAAATGTCCGAAGAGGATCTCAGAGAAATGTCTGAGAAACTCGGTAGTAGGGCAGTTGCTAGGTTTGGAGAGCTTACAGCAAGAAGGAAACAGGCAGAAGAAAGAGCAACAGCTATGGAAGCTGAAATGCAAAAACTGAAAGCCGACAAACAAAAAGAAATTCCTGTTGTAAGAAATAATCCACTAGCAAAGGTGAATGACTACAAGGTACTACAGCAAAAGAAGAATACGGCTCAACAAGTAATTGAGTGGGCTGAGGATGTATTATTCGAGAAGAGTGATGCCCATGCGGAAGATGTTGTAGCTACAGTCAAAGGCAAAGAAATGACCAAGATGGATGTTAGGAAAAGCCTAAAACAATCCAGAGATATGGTTAATAAATATGTTCCAGCACAATGGAATAAATTAAAACAAGCCTATGAACATTCCGAAAAACGGAAAGAACTTGTCGGTCAAGCAAGGAAAGAACTACCCTTCCTTAATCAAAAGGAAAGTGAACTTAATAAAAGGTATGAAGCAATGCTTCAAGACAAAAGACTAGCACCATTATTAAGAAATCCAGAGGTTGGATCTCAGATACCATATTTGTTAGCTCATGCTACAAATAGTATATATGGGAGAAAACTTATAGATGGTAATAAATCCCCTAAGTTAGATCCCCCTAAAGGAGGACCTTCTTCATCTCGTTCAGAAAAAACAGAAAGTTTATCAGGAAAGAAAATAAACAGTCTTTCCCAGCAATTCAAATCAAGTGGCTACGCAAGTGATTTTATTACTCTTAGAACTCAACAGTTAAAAAACCGTTAAAAATTAGAAAGATTAAATTATGTCGTTTTCAAATACATTTGATACAACAAATACAGGATCTGCTGTTTCTAACCGTGAGGATTTGACAGATGTCTTAACTATTCTCGCTCCAGAAGAAACCCCAGTCCTTTCATCTGCTTCAAAGCAGAAAGCGTCTGCTACATTTGCGGAATGGACAGTTGACGAACTAGCTTCTCCAGTTACCTCAGGTATCTCAGAAGGTAGTGATGTTACTGCATTCACCGACAAATTCTCAGGTCGTGCTC